TGGCGATCGACGGGACTTTTGGGGTCTTCGTCTACTCTTTTTATTGTGAAACGTCCGGTTCTAAATGGTTACGATTCTGCAGGTTAGTCTATTCTTACACCTGCGGGTTGGGGGTTGGGCGGTCACACCGCCACTCGCACGCCCCGGCCAAACTCGGTCACTCTCGATATTGCCCATCTGGCAATCAATAGGAGAGTTTTTGATAAGTTCAGCGGCGAAGCGCGCAGTTTGAGGTTGAGAGACAAGTCCCACATCGATTTGGCTTGAATCGATATGGCTGCAAATGTTTCTCCGGTTGTGCTTGACGTACTTAAGTCCATTGCCAAGCCTTGTTCTTTGTGCAGTAGTCGGGCGGCACGGTCTGGCCCCAACTTTGAGTCTGCTACCCGCGCATCCGGGAGCATATTTTTAGTTATTTTGATTTCATGATCGTAGAGTGCTGCCTCCAGTTGTACTTTCTTTCTCCAGGCTTCTGGTTCATGAGAGTAGTCTCCGAATACCCACTGTAGGCGGGCGACTCGTGTGTGCGACGGCAGGATGTTCGGCATTCTGGCGGCTCGTATGGCTGATCTAGGTATGCGGTGATGATAGTAGGCAGTCTCGATGTTAGGCATAGGATATTTGCTCACAAAACGCGCTCGCACGACATTCCTCCATGCCATTGAGTTATCCGCCAGTTTGCTTACAATTCGTATCCTTGCTTTCGCCTCTTCCATTCCGCTCACCACAATCCGTATCCCCACTCTGCCACTCAGTCCGAACCCAAGACCTCCATAGGCCAACGGTGTGTCAACAGCTTCCCAAGCGCGTCTGCCCGCGCGCCTGGTTCTCACCCGATTCGTGCCCCCCTCTGTCATTGGGAGCAGCCTGCGGTAGAGTAGATGTTGTGCACAATCTCTGCAGTTTGCGAGACCCCTTCGGTGTGCTTTGAGTAGCGCTGTGAAATATTCCCTGTCCCAGGTATGCTTAGGTTTGAATCCTGAAGCACCTTGCTCTGGCTTCTTCCAGAGTATTGTTTTCATCATACGCGATGGGAAGCCCCAAACCCCGGCTGGCCCATGTATCTCATGCAAGTAGTCAAACCGCTCGTTCGACACCCAAGTCTTCTCTGCGTTTACCATCAGTCCATATGCCGCATATCCCTCAGCCCAGTCTTCCCCGGTCGGGGCGTTGTGGACAAAGAGGACTGCATCATCTCCCTGATATCTTGCATCGATTATTTCCGCTCCTAGGTCTTCTGCTATCACTTCTGCTTCAGCACGGTTCAGCAGGGTGTCAACCAATCCTGTCCAAGCATGTCCGCTCGGCACACCTCGTTTCCAAGGTACAGTTTTCTGGTCCTCTTTCCCCTTGTTGAATGTTGCGACAGCATTGTCGAAAGCATAGAGCTCAGCGTCTCGTATTTCTTCGAGTTGCTCAGCCAAGTCCGGTCTGACTGCGGCGATAGCACCTTTGAACACTGCTGCAATAGCATAGCGGACTGCCTCCTTCCTTTGAGACATATCGAACTTGCTTTGGTCCAAAGATACTGCCCAGACGTCTGGCTTGACGTTCCACGCTGCCATTTTCTCCCTCGACTCGAGCCTCCGCGATGGTGACAGACCCAGTGAAGTCCACAAACTCTTTCCGTTATAGTCTGCAATCATCACCTTTGTCACATAAGAGCACCTTCTGAATGAGCGAGAATCTGTGGAAACGATACCTCTGCTTCGTGCAGGCTCGTCTGTTTTCAGGAATGGAAATAGAAGCATTGGCGCCTTTTCGAGTGCCGACTCAACCAATTCGTCAGCAGTTCTGCCCAGATTACTGGCGAACTTACCTCTTAGTTTCCTCCTTTTCCACATTTTCTTATCGCTCACTTCAGACTCCGTGTAGAGTTCTTTGGTGGGCGGCTTACTGTTTGGGTCTTTCATCACTACCACTGCAGGTGTACCTTCTGTACTTGCCCCTGAGCCTGTCCAGGCATCTCTGAACTCCATGAATTGTCTGAATGTCACCTGATCTGATGGCATTCTGAACCCTATGTCTGCAACCGCTGCGTCTACCTTCGCTTCCATTCTCTTTGTCCAGATTAGCTTCCGTCCATCTGCATCCGAGATCTCATTGATCATTTCTTCGTATATATCCGCCCTGTTCGGCTCGCAGTCATAGCCTCCTAGGACCTTGAGGTCTGCTAGGTAGCTCCACGTTCCATGCCCGCTGAGTATGTTCTTCTTAATCGCGCGCGCCGAAATTCGCTTCAGCGCACCGATCCAACATGTCTCACAGCAGTCCGAGTGCGGCCTGAGTATTGAAAGAATGTCTCCAAACATGTTTTCAGGTAAGAAACCTGCAAACTTCTTCAATATCTTGCCCCACTTTGATCCGAACTGCTTGTTCATTTTCGCACTGGCTTTTGCCTTTTGGGTTGGATTTTTACGGTCTCTCCATAACTTCAAATCTAAGTCTGTAAACACCAACTCCCTAATCTTGGGTGACTGGCATCGACAGACGCGCACCTCTACCGCCCTGAACCAACGGTTCAACGGTTTAGATGCGCAATCCCAAGTCTGCAAACGGGTGTTTACATCCTTGGGATTAGCCGCCTCAGGGTTAAATCGACATGATCTTCCCCCTCGGCAGAGGCCAAACTCACATTTCTGCAAAGCATGGCCCCGTGTTTGTAAGAACTTCTTGTTTCGAGGGTGTCTAACATTCCCCCCGCTCGGCGCCGCCAAAAGACTAGAAGGCAACTGTCTACTTGTTCCGTTTCCGGACTCCCATATAGTTATCTTCTTATCCCCGCGGCTCCTCGAGCTTACTCCCTTCCCACAGCAACACCGCTACCACCCACCGCATCGCTTACGCGAGTGTGAGTAGCCAGTCGGCTTTGCTTCTAGAAAACAGCGTCCCAGGACTCTGTCTCTTCCTGCTGAATATTCGTCCAATCTACGTGACGACCACAAATGGTCAGCCAATGATGTGATTAGGGGCAGGGGTACGCGGAAAGGGGTCTTGTTTTGCTCAGCTGGACACATGGCGGCGAAGGCCGGCAATGTTCCTATCTTCCACTCGACGTAGTCGACTTCACCGACTGAGTCTGACGACATGGATGCGATTCTGTCGCCCTTCTCGTGCGCGAGCCTTAATAATGTGGCGGCTCTGGCGAGTTCCTGTGTCGTATGTGGGTTGTCCTCTGTATGTTTGGGCACTGTGAATGGATCGTGCAATTTTGAGCCTCTGATTCCCTTGATGTAGGGTTGGACATAGTTCCAGAGTCCTGAGCGGTGTACTCCGACCAGAGTGGTGTGGGCCGGGGGGACCGGACGACCTCTTGGTGTAAGAAGTCCCGGTCTTGGTGATACCAATGCTGTTTCTTGTACGCGCCAGACAAAGAGTAGCGTCGGGCAAGGAGCAGTGGCTGGTGAGGTGCATATGCCCAGGGTCAAGGCTGTTTCCAGCGTAACTCTCGGTCTGCTTCCACACATTTGTGTCACGCCTGTGAGTGTCTCGACGCTGCCTACAGTTACCTGGATGGTTTCTTCAACTGCGAGCGCGTATATTGGATAAACTGCGACAGCTAGCTCTGCGAGATGCCTCGCTCTCGAGCGACATACCATCTGGTCTCCGCTACGTACCTTGAGCAGACAGAGGTCTACAGCAACACGAACTGGCCAGGGCGAATGAAAGTCTGAGAGCTGAGTCTCTCCCAGTTCTGCGTCCCAGGTGACTGTTCCCACTTCTGACTGCAGAAGATGCGTGCGGAAGACGCTGCGTAAGTCACTTTCGAGAAATCTACCCTGCGAGTGGACGACAGGCCTTGAAGCCATCGAGTGTACGAGTTCGTGATGCGGCCAGAGCATGCCGTTGAAGGCTCCGTCCTTGTAGGCACAGCCTCTCATTGTTAGTCCAAGAGTCGTCAGCCACGTTGCCAGCTGTCGTGCGCTTATACCGTGGCAGATGAGTGTTCTGACATCGTCTTCACCTATCCTCTCAGTCTGTGTGTACATTGAGGCCCTGATATCTGCGAGTAACCCATTTGGCGTGCGCGCTCTCGAGACATATGCGTGCTGACGAGAATGGTGTCCTGTGTTGCTAGCAAGCTGCACCAAGCCCTCTGCTGTCACAAATTCCAGATAAGCGTCTCCGAACAGCTTGTCTCTTTCATAGACTGGAGAGACACAGGACCGCAGCTTCGCAACAACAGCTGCCATGTCTATCTCTCTGTTTGTGTTCCCTGTCTCAGGTATCCAGAAAAGAGACATATAGTCTTCGGTTCCGTCGTAGTCGTCCCCGGGTAGAGGAGGGTCTCTCGCCATTTTCTTGAATGGATGAGAGGCGTCGGCAAACAGTTTCACAGCGTAGTTCACTGCGGGTGCTAGTGTACAGCAGAGAGTCGGGTTCTCGCGTGAGACCAGCTGGTTGAACTCCTCCGGTGCCGTAGCTGCCAGGCTTTTTATGATGTCCATGGCTGTGCCTGCCTCTATAAGCTCCTTTGACTTGTCTGTATCATTGAAGATCTCGACTAGGAAGTCGAAATTTCGTCCTCTGTGCAGTGCTGCTCTTGCGATAGATGCGACCATTGCTACGGCCTCAGCTACTGGCATCTTCTTGAACTTCGGGAACTTCGGCTTTAGCATAGCCGCGAACGACTTCCCTGATGCTTTCACCGAGGTAGTGCCGTATACCGGAGGCCGCATTCTCAAAGGGCGTCTGAAGATGGTGTCGGTGATCCGGTTTGTGTGCTCTTCGTGGAACTTGAGCTCGGCACCGACACATGTCGTCTTTGCCAGTTTCGGTACGCCTGGCTTCATGTTGAGGTGGAGATGGCTGTGGCACGCTAATGAGGCTCGAAGTTCGGTTTTGAAACTCACGAACGGTAAATCATCTCGTGCGATATATTCGGCCATCAGACAGGCCATCTGATGCGAGTCTGTTTTTGCCAGTAGTCCGAAGCTTTTGTCCATCAAAGGCGGATGGGG